GGATACAGAGTACCTTTTCATGATTGCGAACCGTGCTCGGTTTCAGTACAATAAAATTTCTTGACACACACCACTTAATGAGGTATAATATGCAGGTTTCTAAAGAAGAACGATACGCGATGATTCGTCGAGCAGCTCTCAAGATTCAGAAGCGTAGTAAGGTTTCCCGTGCGAACACCCAGTTGGCACGAGAAGTAATTGCTCTTGATGAGCAGGATTGTAAGTCCAAGATTTCTTGGGCTGACACTGATCGGTATGTAGCTACACACTACTCCGATGTTTATGAAGCAAATGTCCAACCAGAGGAATGGAGCTAATGGCAGTAACACAACCCGAAAATCTGATCGATCTTGGTCAGTTTCCACAGAACGATGTGGAGTTAATAACGCGTGAGTATATGCGATGTGCATATATCGACCTCTTAACAGAGTTCGGTAAGACTTTCGCAGAACGTGATGAGTCAGACACTGAACGTGCAAACGTTTTGAAAACTCTTGAAGCGTTCGAACACACAATTGCAGTTCTCGATCAAAGTGAGGATTTCTTGGAGTTCGTTCACCAAGGAGCAGAAGGTGAAGAAGAATCCACCGAAGATGACGAATTTGACCGATTCTAAGGAGGCGATTATGTCATATGATAACATCGTAGAGCAACTGCGATCGGATGTTCTTGAGGTGACATTCACGAAGGTAAACGGTGAGACACGAGTAATGCCGTGCACTCTATTGTCTTCGTTTATGCCATCTAATACACCAACCGAAGCGACCGATATTGATCAACACTCTGTCAATAAGACAGTGATCCGTGCGTTCGCAATCGATAAACAAGCGTGGCGGTCGTTTCGTGTAGACAACGTCACTAATATTGAGGTACTGAATGGTTGAAGGTAACGAGAATCCAGAGGAAAACTTCCTAACAAAGAAGTCATTTTCTCAGATGATCGAGACCTTCGTCTACCAGAACCGTATGTCCTATATGGACAGCATTGTTCACCTATGCGAGAAAAATGGTTTGGAACTGGAGGATATCAAAAAATATCTGACACCGACCGTCGTCGAACATCTGGAGAATGAGGCACGTCAACTGAACTTTCTACCTAAACAGAATTCACTAGACGTATAAATACACATGCCCTAGAGGCAATCTCATATTTTAGTTTATATTTAAGTTTATACAAGGTACATATTATGTCTTTTGCAAATCTCAAGTCCAAATCTATGGACATCTCTAAGTTGGTCAACGCTGCGACAGAAGCGGCGGGTCAGACCACCAACACTAACAAATATCAAGACGACCGAAAGTGGAAACCGACTGTTGATGAACAGGGTAACGGTTACGCTGTAGTTCGTTTCCTTCCCCCTACTGAAGGTCAAGACCTTCCTTGGGTCCGTTACTGGGATCACGCGTTCAAAGGTCCAACCGGACAATGGTACATTGAACGATCGCTCACAAGTCTTGGTCAAAATGACCCAGTCGGTGAGTTGAACTCACGTCTATGGAACTCAGGTATCGAAGAGGACAAGGAAACTGCACGTCGTCAGAAGCGTCGTCTACACTACGTCACAAACATCCAAGTGATCAACGATCCATCGAACCCAGCGAACAACGGTAAGGTGTTCATCTACGAGTTCGGTAAGAAGATCTTTGACAAGATCATGGATATGATGCAACCAGAATTCCCAGGCGAGTCTCCAGTGAATGTATTTGACTTCTGGAGTGGTGCAGACTTCGAACTGAAGATCCGCAACGTTGCCGGATATCGTAATTACGATAAGTCCGACTTCAAATCTCCTGCCCCACTTGCTGGTGCAGATGAGACACAACTCGAAGCGATCTACAATACGTTGTACGACCTCAACGAGTTCATCGTCCCTAACTACCCTAACGCACACGATGCAAACTGGTTCAAGTCATACGATGACCTAAAGAATAAGTTAGAGACGGTATTGGGTATTGCTACAGGAGCGGGTGCGACAGTGCGCAACGAGGCTGTTGCGACTGCGGAAGAGGCACCGCCTTGGAATACGAAGGATGAACCAACTATCGTTGCAGCTGCCCCTGCGGTCGCACCTGCGGTTGCTGAAGAGACAGACGATACGTTATCCTACTTTGCACAAATGGCTGCGGAGGAATAATCAATGGACCCTATGTATTCAGTAATAACAATCGTTGCGTGTTTAGTCGCATTCGGTTTAATATGGAGGTCAATATCAACCTCTCCAGATAAGACCACAACTGGTGCTCCAGAACCAAGCCCATATGACCAAGAGTCGTTGCAGGGGTTAACAAAAAATCAGTTGATTGAGGTTGGGAAAAGTTTAGGTCTTGAACCTAGAGTGTCTTGGACTAAGGCAAAGATCATTCAAGTGATCATAATTGCAGTAAACGAAGGGACTAACTAATCGACACTGCCA